GTAATCACGGCGGGGCTTACGGTCACAGAAGTAGTGCCTGAAGTTGCCACGGTTACGTTAGAAGTCACCACAAAGTTACGCAGCTTGTTAGAGCCATAGGCTTGACGATTCTGTGGGTTGACAGCAAAGATGCCAGCAATCTGAATCACGTCACCTTGCTTCAAGCCTGCGGTAGCAGTTGCAGCGGTCAATGCGATAGTAGAAGTAGAAGCCCATCCGCTAGTGATAAAGCCTGTACCTGTGGTGGTGTTGCAAGACAGAGTTGCGGTTGCATAAGAACCGAAAGTCTGCGAGATCACGTTCTGATCCATGTACCAGTTCATGCCTGCTGAGTCACGACCCATCATGCCTTTTTGGTACTGCTTGCTGATAGCGTCAGACGGTACAAACAAACCTTTCAAGCTGTCAACAATAGTGGCAGATGTAAAGGGTTCGATAACGCATGAACGGCGACCATCACGGGGTGCGCCCTCGGAATCCAAATACGCACCTGCGGTCAGGTAAGTAATCAGACCTGTGGGGGGTGTACCAGCAGTACCCACGATGTTAGCGGTGTTGTTCTTAGCCATAGTCAGACCGTCAAAGTCAATCTTGTTGGCAATAGCTGCCACGGCAGGCTTCAGAACACGGTCACTAAACATATCCAAAGACAGAGCCAAATCTTGTGTAGTGAATTGGGTGTCAACGTGGAATTGTGTGGACAGGGTCACAGGAACTGAAGACTCATAGAAGTCTTCCACGTTCAATGCGGGGCCTGTAGTACCAATGAAACGACCTGGTTTACGGACGTTCAAAGTTGCGCCAATCTTTGCGCCGCTTACGGCAAATTGGTCGTCATAGCTACGGTCAACATTATTAGAAAAGGTCAACTCGTTTTCCAAGACCATTAAGGCCTCGTTGGTAATCATACTACACGCTGTTACTTCGGCTTACGCTTACTGACCCTTTCAGGCGGGGAAACTTCTTCGAATCTCCCTCTACCCCTTCTTTTGTTATAGGGTAGATCAGACTATCGCATCACTAAATTTTAATTTAGTGCCATCCCACTTAGTCGTTCAGGCTGCACAGATTTCTCTTGCTTGCCCCTTGTTGTCCACTACTGGAGTTCCAAGTCAATCAGGGACGGTTTTATAACCACTAGCTGTTAATGGTTAGTAAATTGTTACTCATTTCAAAATCCTTAAAAAAATAGGTTTAGCGAATCTTTCCAGCCAACCTAGCAGCCTTCCAAGCCTGATATGAGCCATGAAACTGACCATCGCTAGTCAGGGCCACATCACGCCCGTTAGCTGCCGATTTGATTGGATTGATCGGCACGGGTGCTTTACTTTTACCGACAGCAGATTTTGTCTGAGGCTCAGTCTTTTCGTACTGCGCTTCCAATTTCCCAATAGTTCTCAAGGCGGATGTCAAGGTCATGCCTTGCAGTTTCTGAGCAAAGTCAGGATTTTCGGCTAGATGGTACAAGATGCGGGGGCCGACATCTGATTCAAAGATTGCATCACGCACTTCATTACTTACAGTAACGTCTGCGCTAGTAATCATTGCCTCAAAATCAGGCATCTCCGCTTTTGCTGCATTTACCCGTTGCGCCCAAGTATCTATTAACTTGGCTTGCTCGGCTGCCGCTTTAGCTTGCGCTTCCTTAACCTTTTCTTCCTTCAACCTCTGATCAACCCGATAATCCGTCAATGCTTTCGCATATTCGTACATATCGGTAAACTGCTCGGGCAGCGGTTCAGTTTCAACTGCATCAGCTTTAGGCTGTGCTTTTGTCTCTAAATCCCGCAACCTTGCTTCTAAAGATTCCCTTGCTTCGCGTTCCCGCTGTGCTTCTGCCCTAGCTTCTTCACGTTGCTTGGTTATCTCAGAAAACCGTCTTTCCAACTTAGGATTTTGTTTTCTATCCTCTGTTGCCGTTGCTTCACTCTCCGCTTTCGGTTCACTCTGTTCGGGCGTTTCTGTCGGCTCTGTAGGAGTATTCTCGACTACAGCCTCGGCAGGCGCTCTATCAGCTAAACCCATTTTTTTAGCATTGAACTCAGCTAAATTCTCACTTGTCACCACATTGGCAGCAAGTCTTTCCGCTACTTCCGACATTGAGTTACCTCAAAGAATTAACCCCGTGAACCCACGGGTAGGTGATTACATATTACATTAAATTTGGCTGCTGCACAAATGGGCTTGCGCCTTGGCTTATATCCTGTGCTGCGGTTTGGGCAAATGCAAACTGTTCGGCATTTAGGCGCTCAATCTCTGCAAGCAATTGGTCGGCAGGCATTCTTGCAATCAGCATTTTGACCAAGGCATCAATTTCGGTCTTGTTTTGTGAAGTAACAGAACGGGTGTTTTGGTCGTTAACCCGTACTTCTGCCATTGTCTCGGTGTTGTGCGCCCGTGCGGTCACATCCATGAGTTTTCGTTTAGTAGCGCCTTCTTCTTTGATCTGCGCGACTTGCATACGGTTGTTAATCTCCAAACCTGCAGCTTGTAACTGCTGCTGAAGTTCCTCGATGGCCTTTTGAGATTGAGCCAAACGCATCTGAATTTCAGGCGGTATGTCTGATTTTTCGTCAATTTGAGCCATTGGGTTTAAAGCGGCAAGGCGGTCTGCAATCACATCAGCGCCAGGGAAATCCATGTTCCTAAACACCAAGTCACCCGCAATATTGAATAGCTCAGAATTGCCTGTCAGCAGGGGCATCATGCTTTCCACGGCTTGTTGGCGTTTAGATTGGAAGCCTGGGCCTGTGTCCATCACCACATCGTATTCGCCTACCGTAACGTCATTCAGCACTTCACCAATGGCACTTTGCTCATTGATAACTGTCATGTCGGGTTGACCATCAGACCCAATGATTCGCATGACACGTTGGGTGTCGTAGATTTTGGGAATCAGGTCTAAGATGATTTTGCCCGTGTGCTTGATGCTGCGGGTCATGTTGTCGTAGAAGTGGAAGTTAGACAGGTCAACTTGGGCTTGCTGGCCCATCAATGCCTTGCCTGAGATATTCCCACTTGGCAATTGGTTGGGGTCTAGGATGCCCAACACCATTTGCAGGTCGGCAGAAATAGCGCCTGCGGCTTCCATAATGCCCGTTGGGGGCGGCTCGGGCTGCAGTCGTTGCGGTACAGGGGCAGGGACACCCTCAATGTCTTTTTGCTTATAACGTAAGACAGGGCTGGATTTGATGTTAGCCAGCGCCCACTCATTCTCATGGCCTTCATCTTGACCTTCTGCAAGCAGCCATTTAGCTTTGGGGGCCAATGCCACGCTTTCAGTCATGGACGTGCGCCAAAAGTTGTACATCCGCTGTGGGTCTTTGGCAAACCGTACTAAACCGTACTTCTTACGCTTATCGTCCACAATGACCTGTGCGCCGTAGCAAGGCACAATGGGAATGTATTTACCTGCCCAAGTCTTTTCTTCCAAGACTTCCATAGCGGTCATCTTGCACCACTTCACGGCTCTGCGGTATGAGTCACGCTCGTCAATGACTTCTAACCCTGCGGCTTCTACACGCTCGAAAAAGCTCTCTGAATCGGCAAATTGGGCTGTTCCATCGCTCAGTAGGAACAAACGGGCTTTTTCACGTTCAACATAGAAGTATTCGGCAATCCTGATGTCTTCTTTGGTAATCCAAGCTGCGGTGTCGTCACCTGTGCTGCGGGGTTGGAAGTTAGCCCCATCATCCGCATCGGGGTACATTTCCCTAAATATCTTTTTGTCTAGCACCGTAGTGATTAGGCATCGCTCGGCATCAGAGCCATCAGGACGGATGCTGTTAGGGTCGAAATAGACGGTAAACGGGTTGTCAATAGCGTCAATGTAGATTTCTTGGTCAAAACTGCTTTCGCTGACGTACTTGTAGTTGATGCGCCAGTAGCCCCAACCCATCCTTACGGCGTAGTCAAATGCCGTATCGTAGGCGGTATCGGCATTGCTGTTGGTTTCAATGTGGCGGGTAATGCCTTCAATGACTTGGGCAATTTTGTAGTCAGCTAGGTTATTCACAGGATGCACCTTAATGCGGGGGCGTTGCATCCTTTGTTGGTTTGTTACCTGACGGATATACGCATCAATCTTGTTGATGGTCAGGCATGGTCGTGCCTCTACGTTGCGGCTGTTCTGAATCTCGATGGGCCATTGGTCGCCAGCGGCAAACTTGATGTCTTGCAGGGCTTCGGCACGGTTGGTTGAATCAGCGTCATTGACCAAGCGCCAAAACTTCATGGCCTCGGCTATTTTCTCGTTTGTTGGGTCTTGGTATGCCATATTTGCTCCT